ACCTTGTCGAACAGGGTTCCGTCGCTCTTCTTTTCCAGGTAGAGCCGCACGGTGCCGCTCGTGAGCACAGGCCAGGCAGAGGACGTCCACTGCAACGAGCGTCCGTCGGCGGCCTTGTAGTCGTCGCCCTGGATGACCACGACCTTGCCGGACGCTAGGACCGGCGCAATCAGGGTGATCGACGTGGCGCCGGAGATCAGGTCGGTCTTCGCCTTGACCGCATCCAGGATCGCGCCAGCCTCGTCCCCGGTGTAGGAGCCGGGCAGCTCAGTCGCCCACGGGTCGCCGGAGGCGCCGGCGGACGTGAGCGCCTTGCCCGTCGTGCCAGTCGTCTGATGACCCGATGTCGCCTCGTCCCAAACCGCGTCGGCGATCGCTGACGGATCGGCTCCGCCCGCTGCATCAGCGAGCTCCTTCCCGGCACTGCCAGCGGTCGTGTGGCCGGAAAGCGCCTCATCCCAGACAGCATCCGAAACGGCAGAGGCAGCAGGAACATCGGACGGCTGCGCACGGGTCGAGACGGCCGCGTCGAGGTTGTCGAGCAGACCCGCCCGGGTCGACGTGAGCCGGCCGAGCAGCGTCGTGATGCCGGAGGAATCGGAGATCGAGGTCAAAGTGCGCGTGGCGGCAGCCCACACGGCCGCGGCGATGGTTGCCGCCGACGGAATCGCAGCCTCGACCGCTGACTCGCTCGCAGGATCAGCCGGAAGGTTGTCGGTCTGCGTCTTGATCGCCGCCACATCCGTCTCGAGGTCGGTCAGGTCGGTGACAGCGGCAGCGTCGGCGATAGAGATGTCCTCGGCCGCCTTGAACACCGTCGCGACGTCCCACTCGACAAGGAACGCGCCGGCAGCGGTCCAGAGCGCCGCTGCCGCCTTGACCCAGTACCAACCGCCGCCGATCTCGGTGACGCCGGTCGTGGTCCGCGCCTGCTTCGTCGTCCCGTCGTCGTTCAGAAGCTTGTAACCGACGGTCGCGAGCCCGGCGTTCGCGGCGCCGAGCGCTGCGACGAGCACGAGGTCTTCTCCGACCTGACCTGCGGGCATCTACGCCTCGATGGCGGGCCGCGAACCGCCGCTCGCATCCCGGTTGAAGGTGAGGAGTTCGGTCATAGCGCGGTGCCTCCCTTGGTCGCCTCGGCGTGGAACACGTCGGGCGGCTGTCCATAGTTCTGCTGGATCAAGCTTGTGTCGCCGAAACCGGTTTCGTTCGGCTCGACGATGTGGCCGTGCAGGCCGCCTGCTTCGAGGTGCGCGAGTACGAGCGCTGGGGTGGTCGCGACGGCTGCGCGCGGACGGACGACGGGCCTGTTCGAGCCTGGGCCGCCGATCGAGTCTTCGGTGATCCGGATCGTTCCGCCTGGCTTCAGGACGCGCGCGAGCTCGGCGAACACGGTCGGCCAGTGATCGAGCGGCACGTACATGAGCACGTGCGAGATCGTGATCGCTTCGACGGATCCGTCGGGGTATGCCTCGAGGCCGTCTTCGAATTGCCAGCCGTCGCTCTTGTCGAGGTTGACGTAGCCGGGGATCGGATTGATGCCGCCGCCGAGGTTCAGCCGGAGCGTGTCGAGCTCGTACTCGTCGAGCGGACGCTCGAAGTGCATCACGGTGCCAGGGGACTCGATCTGGCTGCGATAGCACTCAAGCGCGCCCTGTTTCGACTCGTCCCAGCCCGTCTGCGGCTCGACCAGGTGGCCGTGCACAGATCGGATCGGCCAGTCGTTGATGACGTGGTACGTCGCGTAGAACGACACACGGTCGGGCCAGAGCTTCAGCGCGATGTGCGCGAGACGGTTGTGGTGCCGGTGGCCGTTCGGCTCCGGGAGCGGCACCCAGACGTGCTCGGGCTCGTCGTCGCCGAGCGCGAGCAGCAGGCGCCGTTCGACGGCCTCCCAGTCGGCCGGATCGCATGGAACCCAAAGGTGCTCGAACTCGCAGCCGAGGACCTCCATCGCTGCGGCGCTCTCTGTGACCCTCGTCTCCGGCGTCGCGTAGTGGCGCTTGCGGCCGCCATTGAGGGCAACGAAGACCTTCGGCTGCTCGCGCAGACAGATGTAGGACGCGAAGAGCGCTTCGTCATCGTTGTGCGGAGAGAGCAGCAGCTTCACAGCGCGACCCACTGGTAGCGACGGTCGGCCGCTTCCGGGTTCATCACGCTCGGGACGTTCGGTACGGGCATCGCTAGCGACCGGTTGACTCGGTACATGCGCTTGCCGGCGGCGTGAAGGTGCAACGACATCGCGCGGCCGACACCGCTCGACGTCGGCCGACGTCGAACAGTGGTCGGGCGGGGGCAGGCGTAGTCGAGGAACTCGAGTGTGTCGCGACGGCAGAGGTAGATGCCGTCGACGTGGAACACCTCGAACCCCTCACCGGCATCGACCGGTAGTCGACCGGTCCAGTTCGGCTGGCCCTCATGGTCTTTGAGCCGCCAGAGTGTGAGCGTCGCCGGATCGTCGAGCCGCGTCCACGTGTCGATCGCTCGCGCGAGCGCGTGCTTGACCATGCGTACGTCGTCGGGCAAGAAGACAAACCAGTCGGCTTCGGCGTCGCGGCAGTCGGCGAGTTCCTTGTTGATGAGCTGCCAGTGCCCGTCTTTTCCGAGACGGCGCGGGAACCTGTGCCACGACCAGCCGTGTGCGCTCACTCGCGCTCGTGCCGCGCTGTAGTCGGCGCGGCTGTAGTCGTCGTAGACGGCGACGTGGATGTCGAGCCAGCCAGCTTTCTTCTCGAGATCGGCGAGCAGATCGTCGAGGAGTTCGGGCCGGTCGCAGGTGGCGATTGACACACGCACACACGGCCGGGCTGGGGTGGTTCCCCAGTCGAAGCGGCTCATCGCGATTTCGCGCTGCTCGTGTGTGTCGCGTTCGGTTCCGTCGCGGCGCTTGTTGCTCTCGTAGATGGTCGGCCCTGGTGGGCAGATGTCTTTCAGCCAGCCGCGGCGGTGCGCGAGAGCGACCATCGGGATTCCGAAGTAGCGGGCGTGGCAGGCGAGGTGAACGTCGGCCATGTTCGGGTGCCTGAAGACGTCGCGCCAGAGTGGGACGCCGGCGGTGTGGAACCCGAGCGCGCCGGTGCCGAGCACGTTGACGTCGACGTCGTCGCGGGCGAGATCGCCGAGGCAGCGGATCTGCTTGTGTGTCGCGGCCATCGCCGCGCCGGTGAAGCCGAGTGTCTTGCCGCCGTGGAAGCCGACGATCGTCCTGCGTCCGTGCCGTTCGATCCCGGCTTTCAGAGTCGGGATGTAGTTGGGCGGGTAGAGCAGGTCGTCGTCGCAGGTGGCGACGTAACCGTCCCAGTCGTCGACGCCGGCGAACTTCTCGGCGTCCCCGCCGTTCGCGCCGGCGGGCATCACGGTCGCGTGGACGTGCGTGTACGCGTCGAGGAACTCCGGCCACTCGGTGTAGCCGTTCAACGCGACGCAGATCCGGTCAGCCTGTGGCGCGAGACTTGCGACTGCTCGCTCGAGCGAGCTGACCCGTTCCGGGATCGACGCCATGCCGACGAGAACCTGATCGCTCAACCGTCACTCCTTCAGAGAGACGCCGCGCCTGGTTGACCAGGTCGGCGGGGAACCAGTTCGCGAGCGCAGTCCAGGCTGGCTCGGGCTCGTCGAGCGCGTGTGCGCCGGCGGCGAACTCGAACGGCCAGAGGTTCGCGGCGGTCTTGAAATCGACGCAGCGGAACGGGTGCGGGTCGTGCGTGACGAACTCGAACGGGATGCGGTGTCGTTGAAGACCTCGGGCTAGCGCTCCGTCCAGTCCTCGTGACCGGTCAGACCTGATCGGGTTGATCTCGGTCACGTGGAAGAGGCGGGCATCGATCAGCCAGGGGATCGCGCCGTACGCGCTCGGTGAGCTGATCTGCTGAAGCATCCCGGCGGATGTGTCGACGATCGAGAGCCGCTTGCCGCGGACGATGACCGGCCGCTCGTACTCGACGTGCAGCGGGTCGAACGCGTCGGGGTGGATCCAGTCGTCGGAGCCGACCCAGACGATCCAGCCAGCGCCTGTTGCCGCCGCGGCGGCGAGCGCAACGTTGGCCTTGCGGCCGAGCGGGTTGTTCAGGACCCGGACGACGTCGCATCCGAACTCCTCGGCGATCTCGACGTTCTCGTCGTCGGCGGCGATCAGCAGCCTGACGTCGAATCCCTTGTTCGCGAGGTCCTCGGCGAGACGACGACGTTGCGCCAGGACGAGCCTGGTGATTTCGCTGCGGCCGTGAGCGGGGGAGACGATGCAAACCGAGGTCACGACGTGAGCTCGACGTGCGTCGCCTTCGCCAACTCGACGAGGTGTGCGGGGTAGCGCTCGGCGAGCGTGTCCCACGGCGCCCTGGTGGTCGTGCCGGGCATGTCTTGGAAGTCGTTGAGGTTCTCGCGGGTCTTGAAGTCGACGCGAGCGAGGTCGTGCGGGTCGTGGAAGACCCATTGCCCGGCGGCGTTGGCGCGGCGGAGTCCGCGGACGACCTCGCCGTCCATGCCGCGCTTGCGCTCGGGGCGGATCGGTGAGAAGCCGCACCGTTCGAGGAGATGTCGGGGGATCAGCCAGGGGATCGCGCCGTGCGCACCGTGGAGGTTGGCGCGGCGGATGCGCGCTCCGAGCAGATCGACGTAGGCGATCTGATGGCCGGAGATGATCGGTCTGGGCTCGAGCGGCGCGAGCAGCGGCGCGAGCGCGTCCGGGTGCAGCCAGTCGTCGGACCCGATGTGGACGAGCCAATCGGCGCCTTCGCGTGCTGCATGCTGGTAGCCGGCGTTGAACTTGGCGCCGAGGCCCTCGTTTGCGTGTTCGACGGTCGCGCAGCCGTGCTCCCGAGCGATCTCGAGGTTCTCGTCGTCAGCGATGACGACGGTCGTGCAGTCGATCCCTGCAGCGGACAGTTCGCCGGCCAGGTGCGCTCGTTGTGCGAGCACGAGCCTGGTCACGGCGAACCGCCGCCATGCAGGAGTGATGAGCCAGACCGAGATCCGATCCGGCATCACCGGGTTCTAGGTAAACGCCGTGAAGTCGAGCTCCACCGCGCGGACGTTCTCGTCCGTCAGCTCGCCGAACCCGGAGCCCTCGGGCGACTCGAGGTCGCGACCGTCCTCGACGCTCGCTGCCCCTGCGAAGGCCGAGTACACCGACCGGTCGCGGAGGTAGTCGGAGTCGTAGTCGCGGATCCACCGCATCGCGAGGCCCTGGTAGACCATGTCCGCGCCTGCGGCCACGCCTGCCGGGACTGCCGGAGCGACGTTGCCGAACGCGAACGCGGTCGCGTGCGCCGCGACGGCGAAGTCGGGGTCGACGCTGTTCACGTTCCCGATCACCGTGAACCCCGCGATCTTCCCGATCACGGCGTCGCGGAGTGCGGAGTCGTCCCCGGCCTCGTTCGCCTTCATCAGGTGCGGCGAGTCGAGCGCCGCCTGCTCGGCGTTCGCGCCGAGCACGATGAAGCGACCGGCCGCCGGAACGTTCTCGATGTTCAGGAACTTCCGGGCGGCGACTGCGGCCTGGTAGAACGACCGGTCCTCGACGGCACCGTTCGGGTCGCCCTGATCCCATGTGACCGTGTGCCGGTAGTTCGCCGCGACCATCGCCGCAGCGATGTACGACTCGAGCTTCTCGGCGACCGCACGGATCTGCGGCCGTGCGACCTGCTCGCCCCACGACGCGATGTCGAGCGTCAGCTCTTCGTCCGTGATCGAGACTGCCGAGTACGGATGCTTGTTGAGCGTCAGCGGGATCGACGTCTCGTTGAGCTCGTCGACCGTGATCGGCGAGTTCCGCGTGCGGAACTCGTACTCGCGGCCCAGGAGCAGCGAGGGGATGCGGATGTTGATCGTGTCGTTCTTCGCGCCCTTGAAGTCGGACAAGCCGTACTTCGTGACGAGATTCGGCAGGATCAACTCCCGCTGAAGAAGGCCGAGACCCTGCGAAATGATCTGCTCGGCCTTCAGGAAGGCATTCGCCATCTGTCAGTCCTCCTGATTTCGGATGTGCGACGTCCGTGGTTCGGTCGTCGCTACCAGCCGCGGCCGACTTCGGCGGCGAGCTTGGCTGGATCGTTTTCCTCCCGCTTGGCGGAAGGGGCGGCGCCTGGCCGTAGCCGCGGTTGCGGCCGACGATGCGGGTCCGGATCCTGCCGGTCGTCGTCGTTCTTGAACGATTCGAGCAGCTCGTCGGCGTCTTTCTCGAGGTCTTCCTCGGTGTCGCCGACGAGGCGCTTGGCCTGGGTCTCGGTGAGACCCTTCTTCAGTGCGACGCGAAGGCGCGCCGCCTCGAGCGTGGCGCCCTTCGCCTGCCGCTCGGCTTCGGCTGCACGCTCATCTGCGCGCTCCTTTTCGGTTTTCGTCGCGTCCTCGTGCGTTTTCAACTTGCCGAGAGCCTCGTCAAGCGCAGCCTTCGTCTTCTTCTGGTCGGCACGGACGTTTTCGATCAACTTCCACGCCTTGTCCGGCTTGAAGTCGTCGTCGCTGCCCCACGGCGGCTTCTGATCGCCTCCGTCGGCACCATCACCGTCGCCGCCGTCTCCGTCCCCACCGTCACCGTCACCGTCACCGCCGTCGCCTTCCATCAGCGGAACGCCGGATGCGCGGAGCGCAGCGGAGCGCGCGGGCCACTCGACCCGAAGCAGCGCCTGCAGGTCGAGCAGGTCGTCAGACAGCGCGAGATCGGGCACCTGGCCCATGTGTGAACCTCCTAGGTTCGTGTCGTCACCCGCCTGGGGCGACCTAGGTCTGCGCGAGGTGCCGGCGGACGGCGTTGAGCCGAGCCTTCGACGAGTTCTCGCCATGCTGCAGCGTTCCGTCTTCAATGCCGGCGCGCTGCGCGGCCTCGTAGACGTCGCGCCATTTCGCGTGATCGGGGATCACGGTGTTCTTCGAAAAAACAGCCATCGCGGAGCAGCCGCAGTGGTCGTGCGCTTGGAACGAAGCGCTCTTCTCGGTCTTGTAGACGGCGCCGCGTGACGCGAGCGTCAGACAGAAGAAGCAGGGGTCGCCGTCAGTGACGCGCGCCCAGCCGAGAGCGGACGGATCAGTGGCGACGGTGTTGAGGATCGTCTGGCGGCCGCCGTCGAGAACGTGCCTCGTGACGGCGCCAGAGACGCGTGTGAGTGCAGCCTGACGGACATCTTCCGGCACTGGCTCGCCTGCGCGTGTTCGAACGCGTGTCGTGACGTACATCGACGCGGCGAGTTGCTCCGGATCGACCGTCACGGCAAGCGCGATCCGCGCACCAGTAGATTCGCCCTCCGAGACACGCGCGGCTGTGTAGTAAGCGCCAGCGAGTGCCGCCGACCCGCGGCGATACCCGATCACCAGCGCCGTCGTAGCCTGCACGAGACGAGCGAACGACGCGTCGTCGCCGTTCCATAACGGCCAGAGGATCAGGAAGTCCCGTAGCGCTCGAGCTCGGATCTGTAGCTGCCCTTGGCGATGCTGCTGAGCCAGCGTCGTAGCTTCGCTCATCGCTTCGCCTGCATCCGTTCGACGTAGCGCGCCTGCTCGATCACAAGCCCGTGACGGAACGCGGTCAGCGCATCGATCAGCGTGTCCACCTTGCGGAGCCCGGCGCGGCGATCGTCTGCGGTTTCCCACTCGAACAAGAAGTTGATTCGCCGGTCGCAATCGGAGATCGACAGCATTAGGTAGAACGGCTGGGCTGCGTACGCTTCGTCGGGAGGCAACGGCTTGCCGTCGTGACCGCAGCCTGGCTTCCAGTTTCCCGTGTCGGAGATCTCGGCGACGATCGCAGCGGTTGAGTGATGTCCTGGCGGGTTGAGCAGTGCGCGCTTGCCGTGAACCTTCATCGTTTAGGTGCATTCCTCGCCGCAAGCGCAGTCTCGAGCCGGGGCCACAGACCAAGATCACGCACAGCGGTGACGAGGTAGGCCGAAAAGTGGATGTTCTCGCGAGAGAGGAGAGTTGCGACGTACGTGTCGGCGAACTGCAGGTCGTTCATCTGCGCGAGTTCTTTCGCGCGGCGGTCTGCGCTCTCGATGCGGTGCCGCTGAAGCGACATCTCGACCTAGGCCGCCTGCCGGTTCAGCGTGTCGAGGAGATCGGAGAACGCGTTGCCGCTTTCGGCCGCCGCCTTCCAATCCTCGATCTGCTGCTGCGTGACTCCCGGGATCATCGCCCACAGCTCCGGGTACGGAACTTTGAGCATCGTCGCAAGCTTCCCGAGCCCGTCGACGGTCGCGGCGAACGTGCGGGCGCTGACGTCGCGCCAGACCACTTCGGCGTCGTCGGGAACCTTTTCGCCCATGAGCTGACCGACCAGGCGCAGCGTCTGCTCGTGAGACTCACCGAACAGCGTCTTGCGCTCGCCGACCTTGCGCTCGTGACCTGACTCCGCGGCGGCGAGCGCCTCGGCTGAGAGGTTCACGAGCTCGCCGAGCAGCTCGTGCACAGGCGTCTGCGACAGCGTTGCGGCGTGACGAAGCGAGGACTCGCGGCTCTTGATGTAGCCGTCAAGGTTCGTTTGGCCGAACTCGCCGACCTGAAGCCCTTCACCGGTCTGGCCGGTGTCGTTCTCGGACGCGAATGCCCACAGAGACGACGCAGTCGCCTTGAACCTTTCGGCTTCGCTCTCGGGCAGCCACCCGAGCACGTAGCGCTGCCGGAACGCTGAGTAGTGCTGCGCGACGAGCAAACCGAACGTGGTCAGATCGATCTGATCCTGCAGCGCCATCAACGGGGCGATCTGACCGTTCGTGAGCCCTTCGTCGCGGCCGTCCTCGCACGAGGCCTCGTCGTCGATGTCGAGATCGTCCTCGTCGACGTACCGCACGACCGGCACGACGCCCATCCCGTGACGCTCGGATGAAACGAACGTGTAGAGCGTCTGCTGCGAGCCATCACTTGGAGACGGCCGCGTCTCCTCGGAGATGTAGTAGACGGAGTCGTCGTCGTAGAGCTTCCAGAGTCCATTGCCGAGCCGCTCGAGCGCCCACATCGGCCAGTCGGGATCCTCGCCGTACATCGCGGTCATCGTTCGCGGCGACACACACCGGATCACCGGGAGCGTGTCGCCCGGGAGCACGACGGTGTACGAGGCTCCGTATGCGTTTGCCGATCGGTGAAGCCCCGTCTGGCGCGCGTCCATCTTGTTCGCTTGCCAAGCCCGCCATACGTCCGAGTTCTCGCTCGTGCGGGGAAGCCGGAACCCGTCTACGAAGAGCGACTGCGCGAGCGAGTCGATGACGATCGGGCAGATGTTCACCCGCGCGATCTGGGCCATCGCCTTGACCGGCCGCGGCGCTTGCTCGTCGATGATCATCGGCGCGCGCTGGCGTCCCTTCCAGTAGCGCCGCACGATGTCGAGCTGACGGCGCTCAGTGTCGGCGTAATCTCGAAGGATGCGCACCTGCTCGCGCGCTTTATCGGGAGTAAGCAACTCGCGAGCCTCCGAGGTGGGGGACTAATAGAACGCGGCTTTAGCCTTGCGACGGCGGCGCTTTCCGCTTCCGGTTACGAGGCGATAGAGCATCCGGACCCCGATGACGCAGACCGCGGCGTCGATCTTGTTCGGAGAGTCAGGCGATTCCTTGCCGACCGACGTGAAGCTTTGATACGCACGCCGCCGAGCGTTCGTGACGTGGCGAGCGACACGAGCGTCGCCATCGTGCGTGAACTTGTTCTCGGCGATCTCTTCCGCGCAGGCCTCGGCCGCTCGAGCGAACTCGATGCCGTGGGAACGCATGTCCCACGCGATCGACTGCGGCGGCTTCGCGTTAGGAGCTGAGCGAACGACCAGTTTAGCCTTGTAGCGGCGAGGCCATTCGGTCAGGACATACGACTCCCACTCCCGAACGTCAGCGAAGTACGCGAGCACGTCGAACCGTTCGAAGCTCTCGTCTACAACGCGATCGACGTCATCGAAGTCGACCGTCTCGTTGTCGTTGTTCGGGTCTGGCTCCCAGACGCCGCGTGTGAAGACGTGGCCTGTCTCCATGTCGCAGGCCATGAGACCTGTTGCGTCTCGCGACTTCGAGCCGTCGAAGAACATCACGATCTCGGAGCCGTCCGGGATCACGATCTCCGGTTCGGCCATACGCCGCCAGTATTCGGGCAGCGTCCAGGCGTCTTCGGCTGCGGTCGGCCAGTTCAGGTACTTGCGCTTTGAATCGTCGACCTTCGAGCGCGGCGACCATATCCGTTCGCGGATATCAGGAATCGGCACCCAGGGGCAGTCAGCAAAGACGAACTCGAGTCCCTTCGTCAGCGACTCCGGATCAGCGAGGTTCGTGTCTGGTGGCGCGATGACGGCGTCGTAGAGGATCCGTTGCTCGCCGCGAGTGCGGCCCTCTTCCTGCGCAAGCCATGCTTCCCATGTCGCCTCGGCTACCGATTCGATGCCGGGAACCCACGCGTTGCTCGTTTCGAGCATCCGCGAGCCTGACTTCGCGAGGTTGTCCGCGAGCGTGTTCCCGAGTTCGACGCCACCGTTCGAGGGACGCCAGTGCTCGGTCTCGTCCGCGACGATGAACGATCCCTCGCCGCCTTCCGCCGCCGTAGACGACGACGTGATCACCTCGAGCGTGCCTTCCGGGATCTTGTAGTAGCGCGTCTTCCCCGGGTCGAGCTCGTACAGGCGGACGATCTCGGACGTCTTGCCGGCGAACGCGCGAACCATCCGCATCGTGTTCGCGGTCTGCGACTCAGCGGTCGCCGCGATCTGCACGAGCGGCATGTCAACCGAACGGCCTCGACATCCGCCTTCGACCTTCTTGTCGAAGTCGAGCAGCCGGACCGGTCCGCAGAACTCCGCGAGCGCGAGCACAGCCGCGAACGGCGACTTGCCCGACCCTTTCGCGCGGCGGCGCACACCATGGTTGAACAGCCAACGACCGTCATCGTCGAGCGCGTACCACCAGACGAGGAAGCGGAGCTGGTCGATCGTCAGTCGGAACGGCTGCCGTGCCTTGGGACCGTTCGGCTGGATGAGCCCACCGAACGGATCACCTGGTCGTTGACCCTCGATCCACGCGGCGACCTCGAAGCCGAGCGTGAGCTCGGGAATCCCGGTGGGGAGTGTCGCTAGCCGGTCAGCCGGCGAGACGGTCGCGGTAGTCACTCAGCACCGTCACGGGACGATCGGTCTGTCCGCTCCCACGGTTCTCGCGCTCGAGCTCGATGCCGACGCGCCGCCGATCGCCTTCGGTCGCGAGCAGCGACGTCATCGCCTTGAGGTAGGCGGCGAGCGACGCGCCCTTCAACGGAATGATCGCGCGCACGACTTCGCCGGTCTCTTCGACGACTCCGACGACCTGAGGCTTCAAGTCGCGGCTGAGGCTCTCGGCGATGATCCATGCCGTCGCCCAGTCGGACGCAACGTAGAACTTCGACTGCCCCGACTTCTTGAGCGACTCGTACCAGCGCTTCGCGGCGGGGTGCCAATCGGCGTCCGCGCGCGGAATCCCGTTCGCGGGCTCGCGCGCTGGCCGCTTCGCGGTCGACGTCGTCTTCTTCTTCGCCGCGGCCGTCTTCGGTGTCGCAGGCGCCTTCGTTGTCGCGGTCTTCGGCTTGTTGCGCCGACGACGCTGTTCGTCGCGCTTCGGTACAGGCCCACGCGCACCCATTGCGAACCTCCTGGGTTCAGACCGCACTGCGGCCGGGGTGTGATGACGGCGGTCGACCTGCGGCCACCCGAAACTTCAAAACCCGTACAGACTTCTCGCCGTTATGCCAACGTTCCT